TTGTGACCATCCTTAGCCTTAGAGAAATAAAGTCCTCCCAATTTAATGGGAACCCTAGAGCAAAAACTAGTATCCAACAAGTCTTCACTAATGGCTTCATTTGTAATCTCAAGATCAAACAACTCTTTATATTTCTCTGCTAAATCAGCAAAGGTCACATCAAAGTTGTGGCTAAGGTGTTTATCATCACCAAAGTTTCTATCATCGGAATTTTCACCAAATTCTTCCTTGGATATACCAAGTGCATCAAATGTAATCACCGTTATAGCGTGATTATGCACAGTATTATCCTCAGTCGTAACCGGGCTCCCGGACTTATTCCCTCCGTTGGTCAAATAGATGTATCCATCAGGCATAAGAACATAAGCAAAAGGAACTTGCATATACAACCTCATAAACAGTTGACAATCTGCTAAACTTGCGCCCCCCCTAATTAAAAGGTTGGCGCGGTGGGAACCGTTAAATTTCCAGGCACAAGGTGCCATGGAAGCGTCCCACTTCACAGTGTCAACAGAAAGGTGTTTTCTGTATTGCTCCTTCTGTTTCATAAGAAAATCCCAATCAACACTCAATGGGTTAAAACCCACTGCGGATGGAAGTATTTTCCAATTCTTTATAAACTGGTCATTATAATCTAGTGTAAACCTAGATAGGGCTATAAGATATAACATATTACAGCCGTTTACCTGCCTAATGGACCCCTCCTTCAACTTTTCGAAGAGGCGTATCTCCTCCTTTAAGAAAGAACCCCAAAACTGTAAGGGACCATCGAAATCGGCTATGTCTCGATAATACCAATCCATTAATAAATTAATGTCATGCAATTTCAGGAACTCCTCCTTTGTAGAGTACCACTTATTAAAAGGGTACCCACAGGACGTCTTCAGGTTCAGACGCGATACGACTTCATCAACGGAGTGAACCTTCGTTGATACAATGACCCTCTCAATCTCCTTTAACACCCACTTATACATTTTACGGTGGGGTGTCAAATCAGGATAAAC